GTCCAAAAGGCCATTGACTCAATCGGAAAGCAAAGAGCACTCCCCATCGTCGCAAACTTCCTTAAGTGAATTCGTTCACCGGACGGAAGTTCGGCGCTCGTGGTACGAGTAACCAGAACACAGTTCAGGAAATACTCGTTGAATTTGATCAAATTCTTCACGAGACGCAAGGAGACACGATCACTTGCCTCAGAGAGGTCAAGTGTTGACATAGACTTATCTAGCGAAGCTAGCTGAGCCAAATGTCGGTTACGTGTCTGGTCAAGCCACCCAATGAATGGGTGGTCACCCAGCCGCTCCGTTAGGAGCGTCAGAATCCCCTGTTGCATTTTCTGCAAATAGGAGGGTTCTGCCGCAATTATACGGGGCTTCTCCATCGTTTTAGGGACAGGAATTACCCGAGAGGGTAGTTCCTCGCCCGGGGAGTAGAGTGGAAAACTGTCGAGCTCTTCGAAAAACGAAAAGCCAGGTAGAACGTATTTCTCGATAGGGAAAACCTCATCGAGACGATGCGTCCACGACAGATCTCTGTACTTACCATTGCTAGTAAGTTTATCAGAGACCACTCCAGGGCCGTGCTTCGGGATGATCTCATCATGCATGATGCGTGAAGAGACGTCACCGATCGCACGCCCCCAAATCCTATGAGCAACGTCGGCAAACCATGAATAATCATGATGTGTCGCGGCAGCCATAGAGATTTGCCTATCAGTCTGAATGAACTGGTCATAAGCCTGAAGAAGGCGCTCTTCTGAGCACAATTCTTTAAGCTTTCCATGGAACCCGGCAATCTGTCGGATAGCACGAATTGACCGTACATCAGGCTGAGCGAGAAGAGATCCATCAATGTCGAATACGCGACTAAAGAGGTCACCGAGGAACTCGGGCCTCCTATCGTGATCCGGGCCACCTCGTCGGCGAAAGCCGATGAAGCCGTCCGGATCCAACGCGCCAAGCTCGAGAGATTTTTCAAAATCTTTCCCAAGCTTCGGGAGGGAAATGGTAAGAAATGCCATTCCTTCCGTTCGACACCTTGACTTGACTGTCGCCAAGTCACGATGGGCACTGATTCCCAATTGTGCATACTGATCGTCGATCAGCGCACAATGGAGGTCAAACTGGCTTTTCAACATCGCTCCTTTCAAGAGTTGGTGTTCCAGTTGTGGCCATTGATGAATCAGCTGTTACGCCGCCCCGCAAAAACTGCGGTACCAACTAGAGCTACAGAAGCAAGTCCACCTCCAAGGAGGCAGACGATGCAAAGAAAGGCAACCTGAAGGATGTCGTTCATTTGCAGCCCTAGTTCTCGCCCGCGATAACCTTAATAAGGTTCGCGTTCGAGTTGGCGGTGAGCCAGGTGAGCAGAGAGACCGCAAGGTCCTTCTGCTCAGCGGCGGAGAAACCAGACGAGGGAATGTCGATGTTAAATCGAACAGTACCTCCAACCAACACGTTCGTTGTAGAAACGAGCGGGTCAGTGACCACTTTGGAATAGTCGACACGCGCCTCACGGCGGATGCGCTTTCCGTACTGGGTCTGGACCTTGAGGTCAGTCTTCAGATCGAAGTTGGCAAAAGTGCCAACAAGCGAACCCGCGTTCACACGCGGAAGACTAACAACCCCAGGGGTTGCTCCAATAGTAACAGTCTGTGGATCAGAAAAAGCCACAATTCCTCCTATTCAATTGTTATTCAGTTGAAGCCACTATCAAGAATGAGCTCAGTTAGGCTCAGATAGCGGCGAGGCTCACAGCAGTATTTACCGACCTCGGCTCATGCCGAGGGCTGCGAGAATGGATAGTTGGTTGACCGTGAGGCCATTCCAACCAACACTGAACCCAAAGGGCGATGCCTGCTCACGTATCTTTTCAATCGAGGTACTGCGAGTGGTGAAGAACCTAGGAGCTTCATATCTGAAGCTGCCAACGGTCCAAACACCAGGCGTAGTAACTGACATGGACGTATCTGTGGAAACACAGTACGTCAGATACGCATAATCGAGCAGGACATTGGACATCTCAAGATTTGTTAAATTACTTGAGATAGCTCCCAAATCGGAAGCCCAGTCCAGAAGCCATGTCCAAGGGGTGAGCTGCCACAGTACGTCTGGAGTTAACTTCAGACCCAGCAGTTCTATCGCCCTGTCAAGATACCCCATAGCAGTCGGCGAAGCCGAGACGCCATGATGGTATCGAGCAGAAAAACGATAGTCTGCAGATACTGTGAATGACCGAGACCAAGTTCCTGGAACTCCAGAAAAACTGCCGGGACTCGTAAGAGTACCGGAAGAGCTCTGTAGTTTCCAGCCCAAAGGCGACCCAATGGTCGGATTTGAGTCGGTGACAGAAGGGGTAGAGGTATCAACCCTACCAATTATGCCCAGATCACCTGAACGTCCTCTTCGCTTCTCATTCGAAGTATGAAGCAGTAAATGAAGCTGAAACAGCGTCTGAACTGTCTTCATAATATCCGAAATGAGAGGCATCCACCCGAATTCCACGTTGAGGAATTCCGAACCAGCAGTCTTTTTCAAAGACTGAATGTTCGACAGATAGTAACGAAGATTCTTGGTAATCGAGGGAACATCCCCTGTGAGCAGTTCTCCAACTGACACAGCGAGGGATGCCCGCGGTTTCCAAGGATTCGTTGAGGCAATGAGCCCCGACGCAAGCCGCTGATGAAGCGACTGCGACACTAACTGTTGGGCGACTGGTACACTTGGTACAGAATAGCCGGAAAGAATACCGGCTGGCCAAGTGTAGTACGAGAACCGCTGTTTGAAGCTACCCGATGAAAACAGATTCCC